AGCTTTGAACTCACTGGAACTTACGTTAACGACGTAGTTTTTGTTTTTTGCCATTTAATTCTTCTTAGATTCTAATCGTTGTTTTTCTTCTTCTAGATATTGAACTAACATAGTCACATAAATTTCTCTCTCAAACGGTATCATTCCTTCCAAGTCTTCAAGCGAGTATTTGTGGTACTGCATCAACGCAAAATTCATTTTATAATGGTTGAATAAAGACTCATGAGAGAGATTTATTAAAAAAAACTATCTAGACCCTCCAAAACCTTATTGTGTTCGCGAGAACAAACTGGACAGTTATATTTAACTTCTTGTTTTAAGCGAGGCATCGTTTCAAAGAACTTTTGAATCTTTGCGAATTGCTGAGAAGTTAAATTCTCAAGAAACTCAATTATGTCAGCTTTGCTTTGTTCTTTAGTGTAGAATATTTCTTGGCCATTATAGATTGCTTCAATCGAAGCTGAGATAACTTCAAAGACTGAGTCAATGTCTGACATGTCTACATTTTCAATTTGTTTGATTACGTTGATTGAAGGGTACTTCATGATGACACCAACGTCGCCAAACAGCTCAATGGTTTTAGTATGACCTTCTGGAAAATCTACTTTGATTTTGGTCAGATCAAATGTTAGTTTAACTCGTGCCTTTTCATCAGTACAAACATCACATGGGAAAATTAAATCAACATTTTCGCCAACAGACTTTGCACGAATCTGCGTAAACAAATACTCAAGATCAAACGTAGCCAAAGCATCAGCATTAACCTTACCATTCGTGCAAGACTTGATAACTTCTTTAAGTGTATCAATCATTGTCTGTGCACTCTCGCTGTGTTGAGCGATTAGTAATGCCTTTTCTTCTTTAACCAAGAATGGTCTGAATTTAATGCTCTCTTTCGTTGAAGGGACTTCAACTGTGTACATCGGTGAGGTATTAATTGGTAAAGCCATATTATGATTCTCCTTTATTCATATTCTGTATCATTTTCGCCAGTTCAGAAGTGCTACCTACAAAGATAGCATTATTCGTAACTGACTTCGCTGCCTCAGCTTTCTTAGGGGCATCTAATTTTTGTTTTTGCTGGTGTAGATCTAACAGTTGTTGGTTTACATCAGCAAGTTGCTTCATGAGGTTACCCACAACCTCAAAGGCACGTGGGTGTTCAGATTGTTTTGCTACTTCCAGTGAATGCATTAATGCATTCTGGCCAGTAATCAGTAATTCACGAAGGTTGTTACGACTATGTTCGTAGTCGTCTTCAATTTTATCCTCAGTCGACTGGATTATTTCACCAGTCGATGCGTCAACTACTTCACCTTCAGCTGAAGTCTTAGTGATCGTTGGAAGATCAAAGACTTCAGATAATCTATCATCAATTTTCATATTAGTCGTTTCTTGTGTTTCTAACTGGAGGATCGGAAGGATCTAAACCACCACCGAAGCCACCACCGAATGAAGGATTACTCATTGCTGCTGGTCTTGCTGCCCCGAATCCTGCTGGACTCGCTGCAGGTGCGCTTCCAAAGCTGCCTCCGCTAAAGCCACCTGATGCTGGCGCACCAAAACTACTGGCTGCTGAGCTTCCGACTGACGAAGGTAAGCTAAAGCCTGAAGGCTGGCTTGATGGTAAGTTTGCTGCTGCACCGCCATTGTTTGCTCCACCTAGTTTTTCTTGAGTTCTACCCCATGCTGACAGACCTAACACCGCACCCATGGCCATGTGGAATAATCCAGCGCCAGATAATGTTAAAGGTTGCCACTGTCTAAAGGCATCATTGGCTGCCTGAGTTTCCCAGAATTGAACGATTGTCCAACCGATTGGTGCAATAATAAAGTCGAAAATACAAACAGCCATGTACATCCAACCCATGGCTGGACGCCACTTACTATTCATCCAATCTTCTTTTTTCTTCTCAGACTCACTAAGTTCTTTGACTTCTTTTACATCTTCTGCCATGTTGATTCCTTTATAATTATTATTTTACCAACCATCACCCCAACCAGAAATATCTCCCATCGGATTGCCGTTAGAGATAACAGTGGAGTTATTAAAAAGACCACCTCCAATTAAACCACCAACCACTTTATTCAATACAGTACCAGTAGTAAAGTTTTGAGTATCACCCTGGAGATTTAATTGCGATCTATTTACCCAAGCACTTTGTGGTGGTGAAGGTTTCTGTGTAACTTCAGCATCCCAGTACTTATACATCATACTCACTGTAACTTTCATGATATCTTTTTGGTCGTACCCGATTTGAACTGCACTAATAGTTTTAGGATACGCTTCATACATCTTGACGATATACATAGCATCGTCATTCATATTCTCAACCCAGATTGTCATTTCTGGACTAATATAATTTTTGTAATAATTAAAGTTTCTAGTATTTCCCTGTTGAATACTTTTAATCCATTGATCGAAAATACCTTTGACGACCATATCTCCATCAACATAAAAGCTAAATTGAACTGGATCGTAGTTAAATTCATAAGGCATCTCACGAACTTCACCGAATGTTCTAATTTGAGTAGTATTAATATTCAAACCAGGAAGTGTGGCTGATTCGCAAAATAGATGCATTCTCTGATAGTCAAACTCAGAGTAAGTTCCCAGCGATCTAATAGTTTGTGGAAGAGCCATCTCAATACTGTATCGGTTGGCTTTTGCCATACCAGTACTTTTGTGAATCTCTCCGATAAAATCGTTTATGTTGCTCATGAGGTTGCCTGTGCGATAGAATCTTTCCAAACACGTTCCTTGCTGGATTTAACAAAGCGTTCAACTGGCAACAACATCGCAGTTGCCCAATCTTCTGAATCAACTTTCTTAAATGGAGACTTTACGTGGTCGGTTAAGTAATGTTTGATGCATGGCTCTGCTGCTTTATATTTCGAAACGCCAGAGATCAGAGACCATGAGTATTTTAATCTTGTAGTTCCATCCATCTTGTCGTTGTTCTTGAAAGTCATTAGACGATCTAGAAGCTGTATTCTAAGTGGATAAGGAAGATAGTGCATATTCAAACCCATGAACCCACCAGGAATTGATGCGTACGGAAACACCAGCGGAAACCTATCATAATACGGTAGGGTTTCTTTCAGCTTTGGATCATAGAAGAACATGTAAAGATTACCAGGGATAATTCTAGCCTTTAAATTGCTAGTATCCCTCATTATCTTATTTGGTGTTATCCCTTGCTTGTTTAAGAGCAATACCTGTTGAGTATACCATGCGCGAGACTTCTTTACGGAAGATTTGAGATCGTATTTATTACGCTCAAATACGTCAAGCATGGATGGATTTTTAGATGTAGTAGCCATATTAGTTATTTAGGTCACTTGAGTCCAAGCTCATGCTCAGTGATTATCTTAAAATCCCAGCCACGATCTTTTGCATATTCTGTGGCAGCTTTCCATTTAGCCTGATTCTTCATGAACGTAAGAGATTCCGTCAGGTATCTTTGAGTGCGTTTTCCAGGATAAACTGGTGGTTGAGTTTGCGAGGCTGGCTTTACCTCGATTAGAAAAGTCTTAAGTAGACCTTCTTTGTTCCTAATTTGTATTTGAAAATCCACGAAATAACGATGAATTTTATCATCAGTTGGACAACGATAAGGTATGATTGTTTCCTCAGATTTCCACTTTACGACAGAGGGATTCTTATCGCACCAGGAAGCAAATCTGGTCTCCCAGGAACTACGCATAATTATACAAGTTGGATCCCCAGAATATTTTTCTGGAAACACGGGAACGAATCTTCTTTTATGGAACATAAATACTATAAGGAATAAATAACCACTTTTATTTAGATTACAGAGAGTAACCTAAATAATGATATAGCCAACTATTAGAGAACTCCATGGCACTAGAAAACCTTACCCCTGCAAATAGATTGTATGCAGCCACGTCATTCGAGGCTGGAAAATACGACATTCAAAGCACCCAATACCCTAACGATCTTTACAGCAATACTAGAGAATATGGTGGAAACTATGTTCTTTTTTACATTAATATCGTAGAAGATTCAAAGCTGATAACTAAGTATAATGTTACCACGTTGGATGGTGATGTACCCATGGGGTTACGAGGAGATCTCGTAGGGCTTAATTTAAGTAAGAATGAAACAATTGGAGCTACTGCATTATCAGGCGCACTTGCTGGGTTAGTTGGTGGTGGTGTATTTAATACTGGTGCTATTAAATCTGCTATTAAAGGTGGTGCAGCTGGTGCAGTTTTTGGTGCTGCAGCAACTCAGGCAATTCCATTAACGAGCAATGCTGAGACCATGGCTCGTAGCCAACAGAAACGAACTAAACACGCAATTGCTTTACATATCCCCAACCAATTAAATATTAACTACAGCGTTGATTGGCAGACTGATGAGACTTTTGCGTTCCAAGCAGCAGCAGTTGCCAACCGAGAATTAGCAAAAGCTATTTCAACAGGAGCTAAGAAAAACTCTGACAAAACAGATGAAGTCCAAAATTCTCAACTAGGTTCTATCGCTCAAGCTATCGCGATGCGAACAGTTCCTGGAGTTGGCGGTGCGTTATCAGCTGCTACAGGAAATTCGGCGAATCCAAAGAAAGAGCAGATTTTTAAGAGCGTAAATTTCCGCGAGTTTACGCTAGATTACACATTCTCCCCAAGAGATGCTGAAGAAGCGCAAGCTGTAAGAAATATCATTTATCTTTTCAAATTACACATGCACCCAGAGTACAAAGATGAGAATGGGTTTATCTTTGTTTACCCTTCTGAGTTTGACATTACTTATTATCAAGGTGGTAAAGAAAACTTGAATCTACACAGACATCCTTCATGCGTATTAAAAGGTATGTCAGTTAACTATACACCTAATGGTGCATTCAATACATTCGAAGATGGCATGCCAACACAAATTAACGTGCAATTACAATTCCTAGAATTGGCTATCTTGACTAAAGAAACTATTCAGGCTAACTACTAATGGCTTACTTTAATAAACTACCACAGATGCTTTATAACTTCCCCATCGGGGGAAGTGAGAAGATGGTTATCGTACGAGACATTACGGCAAACGTAAGGGTCGTGAAAGCAGTTCTCGATTCAATCACTTTGTATGATGAATATGATGTTATTGATGGAGAAACTCCAGAAATCGTTTCAGAAAAAGTTTATGGTTCTCCAGAATACCATTGGGCGGTCATGATCGCAAATCTTCGTTTTGATTACATTAATGATTGGCTTCTTCCATACGATAGATTGGTTGAATACTGTAAAGACAAATATGGTGAAACAGGTCTTAATGAGATTCATCATTATGAAGATGAAAACGGATACGTAGTCAATGATGATTATCCATTGGCTACTCCGATCGATAACATAACATATGAAGAGCGAATCAATGAATCTAAACGTAGAATTAAAATTGTTTCTAAAACACTTCTTCAACAGATGGTAAATGATTTTGATAAGATAATGAATCCAAATGGCGTCATCTAATACAAGTTCCAATGTTATTCGTTTTGCTGGCGATGTAAATGTCAGCAAGATTATCATCAGTTCACTGATAACGAATAAAACATTTAACGTAAAGAATCAGCTACTAACAATTCAAGTTTTTGAAGATATATTTTCTCCCTTTATTACAGGTAATTTAATTTTTAGA